GCTCGGAAAACGCACGCTAGGTGTGACGCCGGACCCAGGCCCCCCAGTGGCCTTGACCCTTGGTATTGCTGGGCAAGCGGCATTTCGCACCGCTGAGAATGGGTCAGTTAACGACCCGTTAAGGGGGTGCTAATGAGCCGCAGTAAGGCGCCGGAGCTTCGGACCGGCAACGCGAACACTGCCGCCGACTCCGCTGCCCCCATCGTGTACGAGGGTCGAGCGCCCAGGGTGCCCAGTCACCTGAAGGCGACCGGCAAGGACGTATGGCGCAACGTGTGGTCAGCGGGCATGGGTGTGTACTCCCCCGACACTGACCGCAACGTGATCCTTCGGTACTGCGAACTTCACGACCGGCGTGCCGACCTGTTGGCGCTGATCGAATCCGACGGCTTCATGTCTGAGGGTTACAACGGTCAGCCGGTCGCGCACCCGATGCTTCGTTACGTCGAGTCGACTGAGAAGGAATTGCGTTCCATCGAAACGGCGATTGGCTTCACTCCTGAGTCGCGCTTGCGTCTCGGCATTGTGGCCGCTGAGGCACGGAAGGTGTCCGCCGGTCCTGAAGACTTCTAGGGGGTGCCGTGACTGACTGGGTTGGAATTGATCCCGTCATCGCGCGGCACATTCCCGCTGACGCTCCCTTCCCGTCCGAAGGCTATCGGGTGGCGAAGTGGATTGAAGAGTTTTGCTACCTGACTGGGTCGTTCGCCGGTCAGCCGTTCCGGCTTCTTCCGTGGCAGCGTTCACTTCTGGTCGACGCGTACGAACTGACGCAAGACACCTTCGGGCGTTGGCGTCGGAAGCATCGGACCGTTGTCGTGTGCGTGGCGCGCAAGAACGGGAAGAGCACCATTGCCGCAGCGATCATGCTGTATCACCTGATTGCCGATCGTGGCGACACTCAGCGTCAGGTAATCGCCGCTGCCAATGACCGCAATCAGGCGCGCATGGTCTTTGACTCCGCGAAGCAAATGGTGAACGCAAGCCCGAAGCTTTCGGCTGTGTGCAACGTTCAGCGCGACGTGATCCGGTACAAGGACAACACTTACCGGGTCGTGTCGGCGGACGCCGGACGGCAGCAAGGTTTGAACCCTGCCGCTGTGTCGCTCGATGAGTACGCGTTCAGCAAGAACAGTGATCTGTTCGACGCGTTGACGCTCGGTTCCGCTGCCCGTAGTCAGCCCATGTTCTTGATTATCTCGACCGCTGGGCCCGACCCTGACGGCCCCTTTGCCGCACTGTGCGAGCAAGGTGAGCGCGTCAACTCCGGCGAAGCCGATGACCCGACGTTGTTCTATCGGTCATGGGGCCCGAAGCTGGGTGAGACGGTCGACCACCTTGACCCCGAAGTGTGGGCGCGCTGCAATCCGTCGTACGAGATTCTGAACCCGGACGACTTCAAGGCGGCAGCACAGCGGAGCACAGAAGCAAGCTTCCGAATCTACCGGCTTTCACAGTTCGTGCGTGGCGCGTCTACGTGGTTGCCGCATGGGCTTTGGGATTCGTTGGCCGACGCTGACGACCCGCTTGAGCCTGGGGACGAAGTTGTATTGGGCTTCGATGGGTCATGGAAGGGTGACAGCACAGCGCTTGTCGCCTGCCGTGTACGTGACCTGAAGGTGTTCGTCCTGGGTCACTGGGAAGCTCCGGCCGATGATGTGCATTGGCGCGTTCCCATGGCCGACGTGCGCGACGCCCTACACGAAGCGCTCGATACGTACCGGGTGCGCAACCTTGTTGCCGACCCGTACCGCTGGGAAGAGACGCTAGACAATCTCGAAGCCGACGGCTTCCCGGTTGAAGCGTTCCCGACCAACTCACTGAAGCGCATGATTCCGGCGACTCAGGCTGTGTATGACGCGTGCCGTGACGGTCGGCTTTGCCACGACGGCAACCCGGCTCTTGCCCGGCACATCGGTAACGCCGTCCTGAAGGAAGACAAGAACGGCGCCCGGGTCACGAAGGAATACGCGGCAAGCCGTCGAAAGATCGACCTTGCTATTGCCATGGTGCTAGCCGTTCACGGCGCGATCATGTGGCGCGAAGACAACGGCGCCCACGTTGATACGGCGATTCTCGCCACGTGGGAAGGCGACGACGGGCAGGTGTTCACGTCCGGTTACGCCGCTGAATCTGACGACTTCTTCTCTGATATCTGACCCGACTACTCACGTGAGTAGTCGACCGAAGGGGGCACTGTGCGCGTTTGGCAATCCGCCTTCGGGTGGCTCATGGGCAACGGCGACGAAGCCGAGACTGAACGGGCCTGGGAACCGTACGACCCGACTGTGTACAGCCTGGGCAGTACGGCGGCTTCAGGTGAGCGTGTAACGCCGCACGAAGCCCTTCAGGTGTCGGCGGTCTTCGGCTGTGTTCGTCTCCTGTCTGAGACGATTGCAACCCTGCCGCTGACGTCGTACAGCAAGCGGGGCGGCTCACGTCGAGAGATCACGTCGCCGGAATGGCTCGACTACCCGAACGCCGAACCCGGCGGCATGGGTCGAATCGACATTCTGTCTCAGACGGTTCTTTCCCTTCTCCTTCAGGGCAACGCGTTCCTTGCCGTCCGCTGGGCTGGGCCGAACATCGCTGGGCTTGACGTGCTCGACCCGACGAAGATTCACGTTCACATGGTCATGGTCGACGGCCTACGCCGGAAGGTGTTTGAGGCGTACGACATTGACGCCGACGGGAACGAAGTTCTGTTGGGTTGGTTCACGCCGCGCGACGTCCTTCACATTCCCGGGATGATGCTTCCCGGTGAGTTCGTCGGTTGCTCCCCGATCACCTACGCGCGTGAGTCCATCGGGCTTGCGCTTGCGTCTCAGAAGTACGGCAGCAAGTTCTTTGCGAACGGCGCCATGCCTGGGGCAGTGGTTGAGGTACCCGGCACGATGAGCGAAGAGGGGCTTGCACGTGCGCGTGAAGCGTGGCGTGCCGCTAACTCCGGGGTCGACAACGCGCACCGCGTAGCGCTTCTCACTGAAGGTGCGAAGTTCTCGAAGGTCGCCATGTCGCCGGACGAAGCCCAGTTTCTTCAGACGCGTCAGTTTCAGGTTCCGGAGATTGCGCGCATATTCGGCGTGCCTCCGCACCTGATCAGCGATGCAACCAACTCGACGTCATGGGGCAGCGGGCTTGCTGAACAGAACATTGCGTTCAGCATGTTCAGCCTTCGGCCGTGGCTTGAGCGGATTGAGTCCGGCTTTAACCGGCTTCTCTTCGCTGAGACGGCGGACCGCATGAAGTTCGTCAAGTTCGACCTTGACGAAATTAAGCGTGGCGCTCCGAAGGAACGAATGGAGCTTTGGAGCCTGGGACTTCAGAACGGCATTTACAGCATTGACGAAGTGCGTGCCGCTGAAGACTTGCCGCCCCTGCCTGACGGCCTGGGTGAGAAGTACCGGGTGCCGCTGAACCTGGGCGACGTTGACGAAGAGTCGAAGCCCGAACCGGCCCCTACTCCCCCAGCCATTGAGCCCCCCGCACCTGAGCCGGACGACGAAGAGCCGGACGACAAGCCGGACGACGAAGAGCCGGACGACGAAGGGGAAACTGAAGATGACGGAGACGCGTGAGTTTCGCGTTGCCGTCGGAGCACTTGAAGAGCGCGCGTCGGAAGACGGGCGCATTTCTATGCGCGGGTACGCGTACCGGTTCAACGAACTGAGTCAAGACCTGGGCGGCTTCCGGGAACGCATTGTTCCTGGGGCCGGTGCTCCGTCGCTGCGACAGAACGACGTGTACGCCACGTTCAACCACAACTCATCGGCGTTGCTAGGGCGTACTTCGTCCGGGACGCTGCGAGTCGGTGAAGACCGCGAAGGCGGTTGGTACGAGATTGATCTACCGAACACGACGGTTGGTCGTGACGTTGCTGAGCTTCTGAAGCGTGGCGACCTTCAGGGGTCGTCCTTCACGTTCCGGGTGCTCGACGGCGGGCAGCGACGTGCCGACGACGACGACACGGAAACGGGTCTTCCCATTCGGGAGATCACGGCCATGGACGTAAGAGAGCTGGGCCCGGTTACGAACCCTGCCTATCTCTCAACTCAGGCTTCTCTTCGCTCGATTGAAGAAGTCCTGAACATCGGGGAGTTCGCGCCCCCGGCTTCTGACGAAGTGCGCGATTCCCAGCCGGACGGCGACACAGCCCCGGCTTCTCACCCTGACGCGCGTGCCCTTGTTCGCGCGCTTTCTAAGTAAGGAGTGTCCGCATGGACGCGACTACCCTGAGCGCCAACTTTGAGGCGCGCGAGCGTGCGACCGCTGAGCTTCGGGCGCTGACTGATGAGTTCGCCGGTAAGCCCATGGACGCCGACGCGACCGCGAAGGAAGAGCGCCTTCTCTCCGCCGTCGCTGACTTTGACGGCCGTATCAAGCGTGGCATTGAGGCAATCAAGGCGACCGACGCTGTGACGTCGCTTCTGTCGGGCCTTCAGGGTTCCGGCTCCGGCGCCCAGCGCTCCGCCGACGTTGACGACGACGCCACCCTTCGAGCGGGCAACCTGGGCGAAGCGCGTTCCTTTGAGTTCGCCCCGGAGAAGCGCGACGGCACGAAGGCCGCGAACCCGAACGTGCTGAGCCGCACCCTTTACGGTCAGCTCATTGCTCAGGCGGTCGAGCGTTCCGCGATCATGCGCGGTGGCGCGACCACGTTCACTACGTCCGACGCCAACCCGCTTGACTTCACTGTCATCACGGGTCGGTCGACCGCTTCGATTGTCGGTGAGACTGCCGAGATTCCTGAGTCTTACCCGGCGACCACTCAGCGCAGCATGGGCGGGTTCAAGTACGGCTTCGCTTCTGTCGTGTCGTATGAGTTCGCCACTGACCAGGTTCTTGACCTTGTCGGCTTCCTTGTCTCCGACGCCGGTCCGGCTATCGGTGACGCCATGGGGCGCCACTTCATCACGGGTACCGGTACCGGTCAGCCGCGCGGCATTCTGACCGACGCTTCTCCGGCCACTGCCACGTTCGCGCTGACCGACACGGACAGCAAGGTTTCCGACGCCCTGATTGACCTTTACCACGAGGTCCCCAGCGCGTACCGGGCGAACGCGAAGTACGTTGTGAACGACCTTCGCGCGGCTCAGATGCGCAAGCTCAAGGACGCGAACGGTCAGTACCTGTGGCAGTCCGGTCTTACCGTTGGCGCTCCGTCCACCTTCAACGGCAAGGTCGTTGAGACTGACGACGGTATGCCGGTCGACAAGATCCTGTTTGCCGACCTGAGCAAGTACCGTGTCCGCTTCGCCGGTTCGCTGCGTGTCGACCGTTCGGTTGACGCGAAGTTCAGCACTGACCAGATTGTTTACCGGTTCCTTCAGCGTGCTGACGGCCTTCTGGTCGACGCGCGCGGCGCGAAGGTTCTGACCGTTGGTCCGGGTGCCTGATCCTTCCTAGGTGTGGGGGCGCTCCGTCTACTCACGTGAGTACACGGGGCGCCCTTGCCCTGGGTCCCTTGGAAGGGGCGCAGCGTGGCATACGCGACGATTGAAGAGCTTCGCGCGCTTGACGGGTTGGATGACGCTTCGCTGTTTTCCGATGAGCTTCTGTCCGAAGCAATCGACTTCTCTGTTGAGACGGTTGAGGCGTACACGGGTCAGAAGTGGGATACCGCAGAGAACCCGACTCCGGAAACGATCCGTTGGTGTGTGCGCACCCTGGGGCGGCAATACGTGCTCGACCATGTGTCGCGCATTCCTGATCGTGCCCTTCAGCTTCAGTCTGAGTTCGGCTCGATTCAGCTTGCCCAGGCTGGGGGTAGTTGGCGCCCGACGT